ATTCCTTACTCCGACATGGGAGGAGGAGTTTATTTCAGAGATGTGCAATCAAAATACACAATGGGGAAGGCTATGTCGGGGAATTGATATGAATAAAATACAAAGAAGAAAACTTTCACTTACATCAGTATTGTCGTTCTTAAACATGATGAAGGCGTGGGCGCAATCAACCTTGTCCGGCAAGAGCGCATTTGTGTCGCAATCTGAAGCAGAGAGAAGGGCTTCTATATGTGCTGACTGCCCAATGAATGCTACGCTTCAATTCTCATGTGGAGCGTGCATGGGTGCAGTAATAACACTATTAAGTTCAATTCTTGGGAACAGAAAGACAGAGAGAGACAATGAGCTTGGAGCGTGCCTTGTATGTAGCTGCTCGCTCAAAGCTGCTGTTCATGTCCCTGTAGATGTGCAAAGGGAGGGATTGAATGAAGAAATTAAACAAGACTTTGAGAAAATAAAACATTGCTGGAAACGAAAAGAAACATGAACTTCTTACATGAACGAGACTTCGGTGATATCTTATTAAGCCTATCTGCTGTTAAGGCTGCTGGTGGCGGGAATTACTATATCCAAAACAATCCTAAGGCTGTTAAGTTATTGGCTCCGTTGATTGAGTTTCAGTCATATATAAGTAAATGCGAGGAATTTAAATCTCAAGAAATTGATAAATCATTTGTTGATTTCCGCAAGCAAGGACATCGTTGGGGCATTCAACTGGCATCGCTTCATGCGAAATGGATAGAGCAAGATGTTGACTTCTCTGAGCCATGGCTAACTGCCTGTGAAGACAATCAATATAAAGGTAAGATTATTGTTAACAAGACTGAAAGGTATGCAAATCCATTATTTCCTTGGATTGAACTTGTTAAACTACTCGGAAACAAGATGCTTTTTGTTGGACACGATAACGAATATAAAATGTTTTGCCGCAGATTTGGGAATATTGATAGATTGATTATCCGCGACTATCTCCACTTTGCTACGGCAATTAAAAATTCCGATTGCTTTATTGGGAACCAAAGTTCAGCTAATTGCGTTGCAGAAGGCTTGAAGCACAGAAGCATTCAAGAAGTTTGCTTATGGCAACCTGATTGTATCTATAAACGAGACAATGCTATATTTTGCTACGATGGAACAATTGATACAGAGATAGCTGGAGTTAAAGTAAAGATAGATAGGCCAAAGGAAAAGGCGGACAGACAAGAATCACCGCAAGGAGGCTGGAAACTTACAATCAACGGAAAGATATTTAATAGTTATGCACTTGATGTTGTTGTAAACCATGCAAGAAATAACGGAGTTACTGGCAGTAAGAAAGAGATTGAAGACAAGATTATTAATGAAACAAGCTCCAATAACCAACCATCCGCTATTCCAGATAGGTTTGCACATGATGTTAAGCGAGTTAAAGAATTGTTTGAAAAGCTATGAATGAAGCAAGTAAAGCAATGAAGCGAAGAATGGCTGAAGATGAACTTGGAATATTTAACTGGAGACAGATTATTTGTGGAGATGGCATTGATGTAGGATGTGGACCAGACAAGATACGGGATGACAACTGCATTGCGTTTGACCAAGAGCAAGGTGACGCTAACAAGATATCGGAATACTTCACGCGCAAGTTTGATTACCTACACGCATCACAATGTTTAGAACATATGCACGATCCATATGCCGCTATGGTTGAATGGATGGGAATCGTTAAGACTGGTGGACACGCAATCATATCAATACCGGACTGGACGCTATATGAAAACAGGGTTTGGCCGTCTCGCTACAATCCAGACCACAAAAGCACATGGAGTTTTACATTTGAGCAAAGCCCATCCAAGCATCATATAAATATATACAAGTTTCTGACAAAGCTATCACACATTTGCTACGCAAAAAGAGCGATGCTAATTGATAATAATTACGACTACAATATATCTGCAAATGTAGATCAGACATTTGAAGAGTCCAATGGAGTTGAGGCTTTTATTGAAATTGTTCTATGTAAGGTTTAATTAATAGATAGATCGGAACTTGCTGAAGGCTTGCTTCCATCCATTGCTTGCAACCTTATTGTTCGTATTTAACGCCTTTGTTGCTTTTCCGCTATCAAGGTTTAACCTCTCCCTTGCTAGAGCTAATAGACCCATTCCTGCGTCAGCAATGTCCGGCGATATGCCAAACCTTGCTTTCATTTCAGACTTAGGCAAAACTTTAATACGAAGAGCAAGATTCTTTTCTCCATTTGGATCAAGTTTCCTCATGCACATTTCCCGCAATAGGTCATCACTGATTCCCTTTATCTGACCAGTCCGCATATACTCTTTAGCTGAATACCAAATTTCAGATACAGAGTTAACATACCTTTCGTGAGATGGAGTTGGATCGTAGGCAGACACGGGATTGTCAGATGCTCGTCCACCAAATTGAAGGCCATATACATCTTTTGACCATGCTACAGAGATAAAATCTCCCAGCGGACCACCAGCGCCTGACTTATCGTATCCAGCGTTCTTTGGCTGAACACCTCTTGCCAAGCACTCGTTGCGGAACCATTGCACTACTTGCTGCGATCTAGTTAATGTTTTGTCCGTCACATCTTCACTAAACACAACAAATTCGTCGTATTGAAGTCCACGATATCCATGCGGTTCTGCCAGCTTTCCAACGGTTCCAAAATAAAGAACAGTTCTATCTCCACCATTTGTAAATGATGGATCAAGGAATGCTACTCTCGCCTTGTCATTATCAAGCCATATCGCTTTGTCAGTAGCTTTAGAATTGAGTATTTCAATCTCTGAATAAATCTGGTCCGTGATACCAGCAGGACACCAGAATCCACGATACATTCTCCAGAATGAAGATGTGTTCTTTGCATCCTCTGGAATCTTCTCAAAGTCCGCTGGTCCTTCCATCCAAGAATAAATCTTCTTTTTTGCAATCATGTTTGGATTTTTTAGGCCATCGAAGTGCAAGCACACTCCACGATCTGTAGTCCATTCCTCATCATCTACATCAATAGAGTCCCATCCTTCCTTTGGCTTGGCAAACTTTCCAAATGCGTCAACATACGAAGCGGGGTTAGAGATGCCGATAAATTGGAAGCGTTCGCAACCTTTGGACAAGTTGAAGAAGGCAACCTCCGTAATAGCTTCAGATAGTTCAGAAAGCTCGTCAGCTACAAAGATGACATTCTTGTTGTGGATACCTTGCATCTTACCGGTAGCATCACGCTCCTTCTTCTTCTCGCCAGGAATAAGCACAATGCCGGAAAGGTCAGATCGCTTGCCATCTCGACTAACATAACTAATTTTATTTTCAGAATCCACTAAATGACCCGGCAATCCCAGCTGTTCGCACACGCCCCAATATCGAGTGATCTTTCCCCAAATACGCTGCTTGGATGCTTTGATTGTAGTTGATGTTGCAAGAACTGTGGTATTTTCTGGATCAGCAAGGTAGTTGATGATCGCCCATATTGCGTACGCTTCTGACTTACCGCAACCACCAGACCCTGCAATTGCAAGATATTCATGGTTGCAAGCGGCTCGTATCATTCGTTCAGCCCATGGATGCCAGATAAAGTTAACAGCAGCCTTGCTGTCGCGTTCAGGCCAAAATGCCTTGGCTATCCTTTGGAAATGATGGAATGTATCTACAGCACCAGTATCAGCTGGTATTCTTTTTGTTATCTTCTCGCGGAACATCGCAAGCTCAATAGCTATTTGATGAGTTCCCTTACGCCAGTTAAATCCATATTGGTGAAGGTATCCCTCAATTGGATCGCCAAAAATAGGAGCAAAATTCATTTAAAAAATATTATAATAAAACAAAAAATATCGCAATTAGTTATTGCAATAAAAGTATAGTTTGATAAATTTATTCCGCAATGACACTTTTACAGGAATTCGGTTTTCAAAAAACAAGGTCAGAAATTTTCATTGACGAGAAGCGTCCAGATGTAGATTTTGAAATCATAGTAAAACCAGAAGATTATGTTAATGGAATTAAACATGACCCTGCAAAGTCTCCGCTTGCTATTGCAGTATCACGCGCAATTAGTGGGAGCGGATTCATGCTTGATAGGGCAGGCTTTAAAGTTATCATTATTTCTCGCGGCATTTACGAGTATGCTTTCTTTATGCCTCGGAGGGTGTGGAGGAAGGTGAATTGTCAAGAGTTCGTGGATGATAGATATCCAGTGTCTCCAATAAAGTTCAAGGCAACATTCACAATGTTATTTTAATATGAAGTTAGCAATACCAGTATCGCGGCATGATCGTCATTTGATTCCTGCATTTCTAAAATCAATCGAAACATTTAAGCCTGGGGCAGAGCATGAGTTGATTGTGTTTGGATCACGCGAAGTCGAGCGTGATGTCATTGAAATTGAAAGCAAGATTAAGCATCTATTTAATTCATCTGAAACTCTGATCATTGATGACACAATGCTTGGCTGGCCTATGTCATGTAATTTCTACTTCCAGCAATTGTGTAAATACATTTCTGGAAAGAAAGATATTGATGCATTCATGTGGTTTGAACTTGATACAACCATCTTGAAAAACAATTGGCTTGATATAATTTCCAACGAATATTATTCGGATACAACTAAAGCCGCCAAGGAAAAGCGTGAGCCTGCTATTTATCTTGGATCGAGAGAAAGAGTTTATGAAGGCAAGAATGGCGAGCTTATGCCAGAATCTCTTGCTGGTCAACGCATGGCTCCAATTGGAGTATACTCCAGAGAAATATGCTATTCTCCTGTATTGAATTCCTTGTCACTTACTAATAGGCATTGGACTCATGTGATACAATGGTATGTTGTAAATAGGCTTAATAATTCTTCTTTGATTCAAAATAATTGGAGAACAAAAAACTATCGCCATGAATGTAAAAACATTGTATGTGATTCTGATGCCAACTTAGCTTGGGATGTTCATTGGAATAATCCGGTGAATGAAAGTGCCGTTCTTGTTCATGGTTGCAAGGATGGTTCCCTTTTCAAGTTATTGTTGGACAATAATAATAATGATATGAAAATGATAAAAAATTTATCAGTTGAGGACGCTGAAGACATCTTGGAGGACATTGAAGATGTTACGGATTCTGATGTAGAAAAACATTCAAAATTGTATAAACAGCGCATATCCAACATTAAATCCTCCAAGAAAAAGCAAAAGGAAACTGAAGAATGAGCGATGTATTAGCTACACTTTCTAAAGATGGAACTCCCCCCAGTTCAAGAATCAAGGATGCAAAATCAGCGTATGAGATTTGGGAGACACTACGACGAGCGGATGCCGTATCGGCTTTTGACCGCAGTAAGATTGATGCTGCGTATGACAACGAAAGGCCATACGACGAAAGAGCATTGATCAATGCAGGGCAATCATATCGAGTAAATGTATCTTGGGGATTTGCCAAGCAAGTTCTTGATACTGCATTGGCTGGATACACGGACATTATCAATGCTCCGCAAACATTCTTCTCATGCCCTACGCTCTTTGGATCACAAACGGAAAACGATGAGTTGTCTCAAGTTGTAGCTCAAGAGGTAACTGCCGCTATCCGCTCTTGGCGTAACTTCTTTCCGACATACCTCAAGCTGTGCAATAGCTTTATCAAACATGGCGTTGGTGTAGTTATGTTCAACGACGAGTGGGATTGGCGTTGGAAGGCTACAGATATGTCAGACTTCAAAATTCCTCGCAAGACAGAGATCGGCCAGGACAACATTGATGTTGCGGCTTGCTTGCGATTCTATAGCCCCACACAGCTTTATCAGTTGATCAAGGACGAGGAGACTGCACAAATCCACGGATTCAATATTGAGGCTTGTCGCAGAGCAATCATTCAGTCTGTAAACAACAACAACAATTATTATAACTTCCGGCAATACGATTGGGAGAAGCTTGAAATGGAATTGAGGAACAATGATTTGTTCTTCACAACTCAAGCAGCAAATCAGCAATCAATCCGTATTGTTCACTTGTGGGTTACAGAGTTTGATGGGCGCGTATCTCATTACATGATTAATGATGACAACTCTGTGCAAGACTTTTTGTTTAAGAAGGTCGGCAGGTTTGAGAATAGCTACCAAGCATACACGGTCTTCACATATGGAGTCGGAACGAATGGATACTACCATGGAGTTCGCGGGCAAGGATACGATGTTTTCGCGATTAACGGTGCATTGAATCGTGCTTATTGCTCGTTGCTTGAAATTGCATCGTTTGGCTCCGCTCCTACATTCCAGCCTAAAGATGAGACTGCACTGCAAGAAATGCAATTCATCCCAAATGGAATCTATAATTTGCTTTCCCCGGGAATTGATGTCATTAAGGATACTATAGTTCCCAATGTATCAAGTGGAACGCTTCCAATTGTAAATGCATTTACTCAACTCTTCCGTGAAAGGACATCGGCATACAATACGGAGTCTCTGGTAAACACATCCATTGAGAAGTCAGCTACACAAGTACGCGCTGAACTTAGCAATATTGCTAAAATGAGCGTGTCAAGTTTGAATCTTTTCTTTGATCCATGGGAATCGCTGATGCGTGAAATGGTTCGTAGGATGAAGCGCAAAGACTACGATGCCCGTGAGCCTGGTGGCAAGCAGATCATTGAACTTCACAAGCGCCTTCTCCGCAGGGGGCAAGAATCGTTTGGTGCAAAAGACAGATATCTTCAAGCGTTTTATAACCTCGATGTTGATAGACTGCGTGTGACTAAACCTGTTGGCGCTGGCTCTGAGGCTGCTCGCATGGTTTCGTTTGATCGTCTTATGGGAATCTTTGGTAGCTTGCCGGACTTCGGTAAGCAGAACCTCATTTGGGATATCGCATCTGAAACCGCTGGATACGAGAATGCTGCTCGTTATGCAGTTCAACCTGGTGAGTCAGAGCGTCCAACAATTGATGCGTCTATTGCACAGATTGAAAACAATCAGCTTATGGCTGGAAGCAATGTCCAAGTTCTGGATGGTCAAAATAATCTCGTCCATGCAAAGGTTCATGTTGAGGCGCTTAATCCGCTTGTTACGCAGGCGCAAGAATTGCTTGAGCTTGATCCAATGCAACTTGCTCCTATGCTTGGCGGAATCAATGCGCTTAATGCTCACGTTGCACAGCACGTTGAGTTGCTATCTCAAGACCCAGCTATGCGTAGTGAGTCTGCTATGTTCCGTCAGGTTCTTCAGAATGCTGATGAAATCCTCCATAATGGAACGCTCAAGGTTCAGAAGCTAATGGGGCAGCAAGAGCAACAAGTAATGATGGAAGGTCAAGAAGAGCAGCCTCAACCACAAATTGATCCAGCAGTTTTGGCAAAGATTGACTCTGAACGAGCGGTCAGACAAGCAAAACTTGAAATGGATATGCAGACACACAAGCAAAAAATGATTATGAGACAACAAGAAGCATCGCAAAAGCTTGCCTTGCGTGATGCGGAAGTTGCGAGTAAGATTCAAACACAAGGCATTAGAGCATGACACAAAGACAACTATTCCAACTGAACTCAGATAAAGTATCAAAACTTGAAGCAATCTTAGAAACTCCAGTATTGAAAGAGGCAATCGCACTCGTGAGACACGAATGCTCCCCTAAAGCACCTACTGATATTGAGGCTGCAAAGTCAATTGGAGCTGAAGAGTTCATAAACAAACTTACACTTCTTACGAAAGTTAATCAAAAGAGATTGAATGATTTGGACAAAGAGTATATTGTCCAAGCGCGGAAGAAACTTTTGTCCACCGGATTATATACGGAGGATGAAATATTGGAGGCAGAACGCCTATCAATGGAAACAAACAATCAACAGGAGTAATATATGAAAAAAGAAACAGCAGTCAAACCAGTAGTCAAAACATCCAGCAAGAAAACAAGCGTCGCAACCAAGGGAAAATCTTGGGGTGATCGTCATCGCGCAGGAATCAAGAAATAAGTAATATGTCTGAACAAACACAAGAAGCACCACAATCAACAGATTCAGCAATCTCCAATCTTCGGAGTGCGCTTACATCTATTGCAAATAATGACCTGTCAATCCAGCCGCCGAAAGAGAGCAAGCCTATTGAGCCTTCTCAACTTGCACCAGCAGCGCAAGAAAAACAAGAAGCGCAAGTTCAACCTGAAGGAGGAGGCGAGGAACCTAAAGTTGAAACTCCTACAAAAGATGTTCAGTCCGAAGTAGAGCCTTCTGAAGATAAAGCAAAGATTCGATGGAAGGAGCTAAAGCAAGCTGAGTCTGATCTTAAAAATGCACAGCGAGAACTCGCTGAATTGAAAGCAAGAGGTGAAGAGTATCAGCAGGCATCGCAAGAGGTCACTGAACTTAAAGAACAACTTCAAGCTATTCAGCAAGAGCGCGAAGAACTTGATGGTGAACTCTATATGTCCAGAGTTCAGTCAACACGAGAATGGAAGCAGTATATTACAGAGCCATTGAATCAAATTATTCAAGATGCGGAATTCTTTTCGCAAAGGAATAAGGGAGATACAGGTGAGCTTATTGATGCGCTTCAAGCGGACACAAATGGTGATCCGGCCAAACTTGAAAGTCTTATTGCTGACTGGTCTGAACGTGACAAAACAAAAGTGTGGGCGTTAGCTGATAACCTTTTGCAAATTGAGAAACGCAAGGCCGATCTTGAATCTAATTCAAAGGCTGCATATGAAGCCTCAATGGAGCGTTATGGTAAAGAGCAGCAAGAGCAATATCAGCAATATATCGCGCAACGTGAAAGCGCAGTAAGCGAAGTATTGCCTAAAATTAGTGAGAAGGTATTCAATCTATTGCCGGAAGACAAACGACCAGACATCAACAAACTTCAGCAAGAAGTTATGGGTTATGATGAGTGGCCTGAAAATCTAAAGGTTTATGGAATTCTTGGAGCTACTGTTCTTCCAGACTTGGTTGATCAAATCAGTTCATTGCAGAAAGAATTGAGTGAGGCTAAAGAGAACAATGTTAAACTTCGTGGTGGCGCTCCTGCTGCCGCTGGTGGGAATTCCCCCAAGAGTCCGGTGGAAGCAGCGAAGTCAGTTGACTACACAAAAGTAGATACTGATGATTTTGTTAAGAGTCTTGTAAGTCGCATTTCTGCGTAGCGTTGCATCGGTGTAGATGCTGAATAGAGTGGGATTAAAAACCCCACTTTATTTTTTTATTATTGTTAAAAATAATGCTTGCATATTTTAACAACATAACCTATTTGTCGAAATGCAAGTTATAAGTCTTGTTTAAAAAACTTAAATGGATCGCTGATTCCACAACATCAGTAAAACAAATTGAGCTTATAAATCCGCAAGGTCTTTGATGTGGCTCACCAAAGAAAAAATAACAGAATTGCATTAGGCAACTAAAACGCTTTTGTAATTCATAAACCAAAATTAAATTTAGAAAGATAAAATAATATGTCACAATATAATCTCGCTGATGTAAACAATCAGCTTCAACAGGAAGCCGGACGTATCGGTGAAATGATTTCGTCCAAACTTATCGCAACTGATCCTTGGAATCGTCTTGTCAAACAAGATACATTCCCTGCTGGAATGGGCGAATCTATCCAGACCCTCATCCAAGAGCGTACAACTGTTCCTAACGCATCCTCGACTGCGTGGGAAGATGTTGGCACTAACGATGGAACTGGCAACACCTGTAACCCAACTCCTCAAGTTGTTGAGTTTGCTCGCACACTCAAGAGCTATAACCTCCAGCAGTCCGCCATCCGTTCGCCTGGTTTCTGCGTGAACGATCTTCGTACTGCATGGAAAGCTGAAGAGCAGCTTGCTGGTGAAGTCAAGGTTCTTAAAGAGAACTCGCAATGGTTCTGGAGCAACCGTTACCGTGATGAGTTCTCTCGTCTCGCTGGTAACAAGGTTGTGACTGATGTGAACGATACTCTGGCGATGTCCACAAGTGGATCAAACCAAGCGTTCCCAGCTGCGGCTCCCACCTATGCTCTGGATCAAGGTATCCTCGATCAGTTCTATCTCGACCTCTCCCGTGATGCGGCTGAAGGTAATTACGCGATTGTTGATGGCGAGCCTCAGTATGCTCTCATCTGCTCTCCCGAAACGAGCAACTACCTCAAGAAGCAGAACTCCGAAATCCGTCAGGATTTGCGCTTCTCTTCGCAGGTTGATGAGCTTATCAAGCCATTCGGCGCGGCATTCAGCTACAGCGGATTCGTCCACTTGGTTGATCGCCAGGCTCCTCGTTATACGTTCACTAATGGAGAGTTTGTTCGTGTGCCATTCTTCACTACGGCCCCTGCCGGAACAGGCAACAAGGCTGTTGTGAACCCAGCATACCGCACCGCTCCTTATGAAGTGTCGTTCATCTACAACCCTCATGTCTACACCTCGCGTGTTGCACAGGTTATCACAAGCCCAGGCTCTGGTCTTAAGTTTGATCCTGTTAACTATCGTGGTGAGTTTATGTGGATCAATAACAAGGATAATGCGAACAACATCCTTGGCGTGAATGGTTACTTCTACGCTCTGTTTATGCAGGGTTCCCAGCCAAAGCGCACTGAATGGGGTTATGCTATTATGCATCTCCGTTGCGGTCCAGCTACGCTGTACCAGTCCTGCTCGTAAGAGTTGACTAACTTAATGCGGGGAGGATAAAAACTCCCCGCATTTTTTTTAAAATTAACAAAGGAATAATATGGACGATAATAAAAAAGGCGGGCTTGCAGTAATGATTGGAATGGGTGGTGAATCTGATGAGCTTAAATTTCCCGTGCCGGAAGGAATGGATGTTTCGGAGATGGAAGAGGGAGACGAGAAAGAAGTTCTTGCTGTAGTTTGTTATTGCGGAGATGGTGAATTTAAACTTGTCTCTGTTGATGGATATCCATTGAACGAATCTGAAGAAGAAATGCCTGAAGGATATGAAGAGGAAGAAGAAGATGATATGGAGGAAGAACAACCATACCCACAGCAACTTCAGTCTCGTGCAGGGTTGGCATAGCTATGGCTAAACTTCCAGAACATGATGATTCTGAATACAATCTTCTGCTTAAGATAGCAGAAAATTTTGGAGTTATTGTAGATAAAGGTGATTCAAAACAAGTTTTACTTTACAAGATTGCAAAAAGAACTTACGAATTAGCAAACGGAATTTAATTATATGGCACTTACTCCAAAACCTAATGATGGCAATTACAATCTATTATTTAAAATAGCTGGCAATACATATGATATTGCACAAGGCGGGGGTGGAGGAACTGGCGGCAATGGTGCTACTGGAGCTACTGGTGTTTCTGGCAGTCAAGGAAGTACAGGCGCGACTGGTGTAGCTGGTGGACAGGGTTCTACTGGTGCTACTGGCGTTGCTGGTGGACAGGGAAGCACAGGCGCGACTGGTGTAGATGGTGGTCAAGGTTCAACAGGAGCTACTGGAACATCTGGAGGTCAAGGTTCTACTGGCGCTACTGGGTTGGAAGGTGCGACTGGGTTAGAAGGATCAACTGGTTTGACGGGTGCAACAGGGTTAGAAGGCGCTACTGGAGCCACTGGAACTGCTGGAGGACAAGGTTCTACAGGGGCAAC